TTCTGATAAGTTTTTAAATTTATTAGGTGGCGGTTCAGCAGAATCAACAAAGAAATCCAAAAAAGTAGATTTTTTATCTTTAATTAAAAATGACGATGATGAGACTTTTAATTAATGGCTGCTTTTGTTTATTATACTGGTTTAACTGCTCTTTTCTTTGTATTGGTAGCGATACTATATTCATTTTTAGTAGTAGCAATGTATAATTATCAATCATACATAATTCAAAAAGAAAAAAGAGCTTTAAGTAAAGAAGTTTTAACTGACTGGATGAACAGTCAATAAAGTTGCCCTTGACCACATGCCCCAACGCATCTTCGGATGCTTGGGGTTTAATAAATACTATTGTAGAGTAATTTTTAGGACAAACACTCACAACCCGATTGAATAAAACAGTGATCGTTCCTATAAAAGTTAATTTACATTAGGCTTTACCGATGTAGTCGATAAGCAACTTTTGTAATATTGTATATATTTTTACAACTTACACAAAGGAGAAAGTAATGGCATCAGAATCATTAAATTATACTAAAGAAGAGCAAAGCGATCTTAATAATCTAAGCTCTAATCTAGAAGTTTTTGAACTTTTGCAAAGTTTATTAGTCCAAGGCCGATTCTACGGAAGTCAAGCACATGCAGTCGTACGCTGCCAGCAATTAGCTGATAATTTAATTAAAAACACAAAAGACTTAATTGAAAAAATACAAAAAGATGCAGAATCTAGATCTGCACAAGGAGAACAAAATGGGCAGAAAAACTAAAGCAGAAGAAGAAAAACTTAAAAAAATGGATGAGATTGTAGCAAGACGAAAAGCTGAAGAAGCTGCAGCACCAGAATTAGCATTTAGTATGCGTCATATTCCAGGAAAACCGTGGGAATTTGTCACTTATTTTATTAAAGGTGGAAAAGTTATTGATACACGAATTAAAGAGTGTATGGATAAAGATCATGCAGTTGAAACATACAAACTGGAATTCGTAACAAATTTTATTCAAGGTAAATAATTAAATGTTTACTTATAGATTAAAGCAAGCAGCAAAATCAACTGGAAAAGCGCTTCTAAAAATCGGAAGATTCTTAAGAATTGTCGATGAAAGAGAAATGCAAATTTCTATTGTTAACATTGCTTGCGGAATTATTTTATTTAAAATTGCAATGTCTCAAAATCCATCAATTTTTGATTTGGGTGGTCTTCTTTTGGGACTTTTAGCGCATTATGGTAAAAAACGAATAACAACTAAAGCAAAAGATCTCGATGATACACAAAACAAACAATTAACTGACATGCAAAACAAGGTAAAAGATCTTGGAGATAAAATTGGTGGTATTGCTGCATCTTTGGGATTTAAAAATTTAAAATAAATTGAACTACTCAACTGTAAAATCTCAAATTCATCAGATAATCATTAGCGAAGTTGCTAAGTATTACGAAAAAGCTATTAGTCCTGCCGGATTGTCGATAGAAGATCTTAAATGTCTTGAAATTATTGCAAAAATAAGTCAATTTGAGCAAGATATTAAGGTTTCTATTGATGACAGTCAACCATCTAAAGAAGAAATATCTGATCTTTTAGCTTTAGTTAAGCAGGCACCAAAAAATGACTGAAGAATTAAAATCTGCAAAGGATAAGCTCTGGAGAGCTGGAGTATTATCTTGGAAACTACACAAAACTCAATTAGATATGGACGATGCTATAAATAATAGCGATCATAGCCTTTTTGTTATTAATTGTGGTCGGCAGATTGGAAAATCTTACTTTCTTTGTGTAAAAGCAATTGAATACGCACTAAAACATCCAGGAGCTAAAATATCTTATCTAGCTCCACAAGCAAAAATGGTAAAAAAGATTATTCTACCTCGTATTCGAGAAATTTTAAAAGATTGTCCCAACGAAATAAAACCAGATTACAAAGTAAATGAACAAGTTTATGTATTTAAGCACAATGGATCTGAAATCCACATAGCAGGAACAGATGCAGGAAGATCAGAGAATCTTCGAGGACAAGTATTCCATTTTGTTATTTGTGATGAGGCTGGATTTATGGACGATTTAAGATATATTGTGTCGTCTATTTTAGTTCCTATGATTTCAACTACTAGAGGAAAAATTATCTTATCATCTACTCCTCCAATCTCTCCAGATCATGCTTTTGTTAGTTATGTTCGACAAGCCGAAAAAGCTGGTTATTATATTAAAAAAACTGTGTACGATAATCCACTTATTGAAGAAAGACAGATTAAAGACCTTATAGAAGCTTCTGGTGGAGAAGAAAGTGATGCCTGGAGAAGAGAATATTTAGCAGAATTTATCACTAGTGCCAGAGATGCAGTACTTCCTGAAGCAAACGATGCTTTAATGACCGAAATTACTCAGGATTGGAAAAAACCAGCATTTTACGACACTTACGTCGCCGTAGACTTAGGATACATTGATAATACTGGTATGGTATTTGGTTACTGGGATTTTTTGAATAATAAGCTTATTATTGAAGATGAAGCGGCATTTAACAAGCCCACGAGCAGTAAAATCGCTGAAGTAGTCAAAGAAAAAGAAAAATCTCTTTGGCAAATCAACAATACTGTAAAAGAGCCTTATAGACGTATAATTGACGGCAATGATATAACAATAGCAGATTTAAATGCTCCTCCAAATAGTTTAAGATTTGTAAAAACAAGAAACGATGACCCTCAAGCAGCAGTGAATGAAGTTAGGGTAATGTTGTACAATAGACAAATTATTATACATCCTAGATGTGTAAATCTAATTTCTGAAATGAAATCAGCTATTTGGGATAATACAGGTAGAAGATTGGCCAGATCAGATGAACAAAATAGAGGTCACTTTGACATTTTAATGGCTTTAGTGTATCTTGTAAGAAATCTTAATAAAAAGAAAAACCCATACCCTCCAGGAGGATATTTTTTAGATCCAGAAACTCATTACATACATCCAGACAAATTTGTACATAAAAATTCAAATGCGGAAGTATTAAAAAAAGCCCTTTTATCTGACTTTAATAAGCGGTTTAAAGGCGAAGACAATTAATAAATTGTATTAAGGACTTATCATGGCAGAAACCACTAACAGAGATCAATATTGGGCAACTTTAGACAAAGAAGAAGTTGCTACAGAACTTAATAAAAAGATCGAAGATTGGTATACTCATATATCTACTAGTGGTATTTTTAGAAGAATGCGTAAATGTTATCTTGCTTATTATGGATTTAGTTCTGCAGGCCAAGGTCATACAGCTTCTGAAGTTACTTACGGCGGCGATCAAGGTGAATTATCGCTGTTTAAAGTAAATCAACTACGTAATATTGTTCAGCATATGCTTGTAATGACTACAAGCACACGTCCAGCTATGGAAGCAAGATCAGTAAATACTGATTATAAATCGCTTTCTCAAACAATTTTGGCAAACAGCATTCTTGATTTTTATATGCGAGAAAGAAAACTAGAGCGTTATTTTAGAGCCGCTGTTGAGCATGCTTTAGTTTACGGAGAAGGTTTTATTCGTTTGACTTGGGATACTTCTATTGGCGATGAATATATGATCGACAATGAAGGAAAAACAATTTATACAGGCGATATTAGATTTAGTGTTCATAATCCTTTAGATGTCATTCGTGATGTTTTTCAACCTGATAATAATGAACATGATTGGATGATTGTTCGTTCCTTTAAAAACAGATATGAACTTGCAGCTAAGTATCCTGATCTTAAAGATGAAATTTTACAAATTGGATCTAAAGAAGATATTGATCTTGAATATAAATTAATGAATTTTAATTTAACTACTTCTTCTGATCTTATTCCTGTTTATGAATTTTATCATAAACGATCTGAAGCACTTCCTAACGGAAGAATGGTAGCTTTTCTTACTAGCGATGCAGTAATGTATGATGGAGATTTACCTTACAGAGATATTCCAATTTATAGAATTGCTCCTTCTGATCAAATGCAAACAACTTTTGGATATACTAGTGCTTTTGATTTGTTAGCACTTCAAGATATTACTGACGCGCTACACAGTACAATTGTGACTAACCAAAGTACTTTCGGAGTACAGAATATTGTAGCTCCACAGGGACATAATCTTAGTGTTAGTCAATTGGGCGGTCTTAATTTTATTGAGTATGATCCGGCTTCTGGAAAACCTGAACCTCTAAATTTAACTTTCACTCCTCCAGAAATTTTTAATTATTTGGGATCTGTTGAAAGAACAATGGAAACTATTTCAGGAGTAAACAGTGTAGCCAGAGGTAATCCGGAAGCAAACCTAAGATCTGGAAATAGTTTAGCTTTAGTACAATCTATGGCTATTCAGTTTAACAATGGTTTGCAACAATCTTATGCACAATTAATTGAAGATGTCGGAACAGCAGTAATTAAAACATTAAAAGATTTTGCTTCTGTTGAAAGAACAGCCGTTTTAGTTGGTAAAAATAACAGAACTTACATGAAATCATTTCAAGGTAGAGATCTTAAAGATGTAGATCGCGTAGTTGTCGATATGGGTAATCCACTAGGAAAAACTACTGCTGGAAAACTTGAAATGGCCAATAATTTGCTTCAAATGGGACTTATTAAGTCTCCAGATCAGTATATGACTGTAATGAAAACAGGAAATCTAGACATTATGTTAGAAGGCCCTGTAAGAGAAATGACTTACATTAAACAAGAAAATGAGTGGCTTTCTGAAGGAAAAGAAGCTCCTGTTTTGATTACTGATAACCATGTTCAGCATATTATGGAACATAAAGCTGTATTATCTACAATTGAAGCTCGTATGAATCCAGAAGTAATGCGAGCTGTACGAATTCATATCGAAGAGCATGTAAATGCTATGAAAAATGCAGACCCTGATTTATTGGCGATGTTAGGAATTCAACCTCTTCAACCTGGAAA